TGGTGTGACTCAGAATACGGATATTGAGACTTTCACTTCGATGCCTGCGGCTACTGTGACTCATATCGGTATTTGGGATGCGGTTTCGTCGGGGAACCTTTTGTTCCACACGCCGGTTGCTTCGTCTAAGACGGTGGGTTCCGGTGACACTATTTCGGTGGCTGTTGGTGCGGTCACGGTTACGCTCGCCTGATGGGTAAGAAGAAGTACCCAAAGAAGAGGTTTGGGCCAATCGTAAAGATCCCGATGGAGGTCTTACAGGCACAGAAGAAGAAGAATACTACAACCGGGTATACCTTGGACCCCGGTCAGCGGGCCGCGAATCTTGAAAAGAAGTTCAATAGGAGTTGGCATCAGACGTTTACCAATTTCGGTTCGCTTTTTGATTCGTTCAAGGGACCGAAGTAGATGGCTACTGCATATCCCGGTGCGCTTGACACCAGCGGGAGTCAACTCCGCACGGACATAGCGTCCACCGATGATTTGGATGCGACCGGCAAGCAGCATGATGTGATGCATGTGAATGTGCATGGTGCGACGATTGCTCTGGAAACCAAGTTGGGTCTGACTGCTTCCAATGCTGTTGACGGTGCGATCCTTGTCGGTACGGCTGCGTCTACTACTGCGTGGACGACCAGCCCATCGATTAGTACTACCGGTACCGCCGGGGGGCTGACAGGCGGTTTCACAGAGGGTAGTCTTATCCTCGCCAATCAGGTCTTCGGTTAGGAGCAGTAGTGGCAACCACTTTCACCAAACTTAAACTGTCGGGCAGCACCGACGGCCTCGGCATCCTTGTCGATGATGCCGCGACTGCTGGTAAGACGATCCATACTGGGCCGTCTGACACGGACCAGACTGATGAGGTTTGGATCTACGCAGCGAATTATGATTCGGCTGATCGGAAACTCACCATTGAGTATGGGACGGCTTCGGCTGGTGGGATCATTGAGTCAACGATTGCCACGGAAGCCGGGTTGGTGCTGGTTATTCCCGGTCTGATAATTGTCGGTAACGGTTCACCGTTGGTGATAGCAGCGTTCGCTGCGACTACTTCGGCTATTCAGTTGTTTGGGTATGTAAACCGTATCGACGTTTCGCCGTAGTCATGTTCCGTCAGGACCGGACGAATCCGTCCACGGCGGTATCCAACTGGAAGGGCCGCAGGGACTCTAAGAGGGGGCACCCGCAGACGGCTGTGTCTCTTTGGTTGAATGGTGGCCTGTTCGGGGGTGGTGGCCCTAACGTCCACGGCGGGTACATGCAGGGGACTTGGCAATATGTGTCATCCACGAAGTACGACTTCGTTACTGAAACCTATGTCACTCTCAGTAATGCGATAACAAACTTGGCGGGCTACTCCGCTACGGCCATTTCCAATAATCAGGTGGCAGGTTATTCGTGTACCGGGATCGACTCTGCGGGTAATCGTACAACAAGAAGTTGGAAGATCACGGTGGCTGACAACACTTTCACCGATCTGGGGACGAACGCAGTAGAGGTCCATCAACTCGGGTTCGGGTATTCCAATAGCGGCGTCGCAGGTTACTACGGCGGCGGCGTCCCGGCCTCCGGCCCGTACAACCTCACCATCGAAAAGTTTGCGTATTCCAGCGACACTTCCTGTGCCAACATTTCAGGAACCATCGATGCGCCCCGGTACTATCAGGCGGGGATGGCGAAAAGCGGGGATCGTGGTATGTCTTGCGGTGGGTGGAACGGGGTTAACTCTGGAAGTGCAATGACCTATGTGTCCTTTGCTACTGATACGAGTGGTTCGATGACGGCGATATCGACGGGAACCTACGGTCAGTGCATGAACTCCAACGGTCAGGTCGCTGGGTATGTTTCGGGCGGGTACAACTTGGGTTCGGCTATCGACAAGTTCGACTATTCCACTTTTAGCCGTTCCACTCTTTCGGCTACCGCAGGTGCGGGGTACGTCACAGGGTGGCCCAATACCAGTGTTGCGGGCTACTGGTCGCAAGGTGCGGCGGCTGTCAACCAGTTCAAGTTGGACTTCTCCTCTGACACTGTTTCCACCCCGTCAGGAACTATGGGCAGCCCGTGGGCAAACGGCTCCCCCGTGTTGCAGTTTTCTAGTTGTGAGGCGTCGCCATGACCGAACTAAGGAAAGCAAGAATGGAGATCCCTGAGGCGATAGCGGAAGTTCAGCAAAGCCGATCCCGGTACCAGATAGAACATTTCGTCTTGGCCCAGCATGACACGATCGAAATGCAGTTCTACCAGTTGTGTCTGGAACTCCAGACGATGACACACGCTTTGGCGTTGAACGAAGTCTCAATCCGTAAGTCAAAACTGGAGATCGAACGGCTGCTGGAAACGGGTGATGAACTGGATGCGTTGGATGCGGAAACCAAACAGATCGACTTGGATGCCTTTATCGTCGTCTACAACGGTTCGCTGAATGAGTACGCCATCATGGTGGACCTGTTCGATTCGATGCCACAGTTCACCCGTAACGAGATCGAACACGCACAACCGGAATACTGGCACGCACGGATGACCCGGCAAACCAACCTCCAGATCATGTCGGGCAGCGTCGGCTGGGCACAGTTGGACGCTATGCGTCAGGTCGGCCTGCTGGACGGCATGGTTGAGGCCCGTGAGCAGGAAATCGAAGTGCAAGCGAAAGCGGAACTCACGCCGTGATCTACCTGAAATGGAAACTCTCCGATGGCGCATCTGGCAGCGGTCCCGAAGAAACCATTACTGACCGGGGTGGCAGTTTAGAACCGTCCCCGTATGTGGACAGCAGCGGTTACCGCATCGGCTACCTCACTACGTCCGCCGACCTGACCGACCTCGAAGACTGGGATGTCACTGAGGTGACGGAGGCTGAGGCTCTCGCCTTCGCCCAAGCCCTGTGGGTTGACGCTGAGGTGGCAGCCGGTGGGTATCTTTCTTCTGTGCCACCAGTTGATGAGGCTGACTAATGGCTATTGACTATCGCCAATCCGGGGTTGACTATCGTGACAGCGACTACCAGTATCAGGGGCTTTACACCGCTCCGATAACAGCGGCGATAACCGGTACGGCGACTGTTACCGCCGTCGTAGTCGAAGAGGCAGCGATAGCGGCTGCTATCACCGGAACGGCCAGCGTTACAGCCGCTCCGGTCATAGTCCAGAGTGCTGCCGGTGCGATAACCGGCACGGCCACTGTCGTAGCCGCGATCAGTTCATCGGTCGCCCTTCAAGGAGCGATCACTGGTACGGGCGCTACGACCGCAGCGTTGAGCCAGAACTCGTATATAGCCGCCGCTGTCACCGGAAACGGTGCGACGGTCACGGCAATCATCGGGGAAGAATTCCTCATAGCGGCCATTACCGGTACTGCGGCGGTCACGGCGACACTTATTGAAGAGGCGTTCGTCGCCGGTTCTATCACCGGGACGGCGGCGGTCACAGCGAACCCGGTTGAAGAAGCGGCCATTGCGGCGGCGATTACCGCTACTGCGTCGGTTACCGCCAATCCGATTGAGGAAGCGTTGATTGCCGCAGCGATAACGGGTACGGCAGCACTGACTACGGTACTCACCGTTAGTATGCCAATTCCGCATGTTATCCTTAGTGTCACCCAACCAGATGATGTAACTTTGCTAGTTGCAGCAATCGGTTAAGGAGTAGTTATGGCGATCTATGATAAAGGGGATTCGGTTAGGTTGACGGCCACGTTTACCAGTGATGCCGTTAACACCGATCCGACCGACGACGCCGACGATGTTGTGTTTACTTGGCGACGACCATCCGGCAAGAACACAGCCGGGACCGCTGGAACGGATACGCTCCCAACCCCGACAAAGAGCGCCACAGGGATCTATTACACAGATCTGGTCCTTGACGAAGTAGGTGTGCATACCGTTCAAGTCAAAGGGTTAGAAGGCGTTATTGCCGCAGATATTATCGAATTGCAAGTAGCAAAGTCAGTTTTTGCGTAATGACGGGGAATGCAAGTAAAGAACGAGGCGAAAGCAACCGTAGACTTTTTCTGGAGGCGATAGAACACCACGGGAAGATCAACGACTCGTTGGCAATCGTCGGTGTTACACGGTCAGCGTATGAGAAGTGGCGTCAACGGATTCCTGAGTTTGCTGCAAAGGTTGATGCGATCAGACTTAAATTCGCTCAGGAGGGTCCACCTGAAGAAAGTGGTGGAACATTTGAGGACTTCAGGTTCGAACACTTCGGTCATTCTTCTCCGTGGTTCCATATCGCGGCGATAGACGCATATGAGAAGACCCCTCCCGGCAATATCACGCTGATCCTCTGGCCCCCGGAACACGGTAAGACAACGCTTGCTGAAGACTATTTCTGTTACAAACTGGCTACCAACCCTCAGTTCAGGATCACGGTTGGATCTGAGGGTCAGGACATGGCTCGTAAGATTCTGGGTCGTATCCGTTCACGGATGGAACCTCATGGGCCGTTTCCGGGGTATGTAGCGAAATACGGACCTTTTGTTCCTCAGAACCAATCTGGGCGCAAAACCGCGCAACCTTGGGGTGCGGACTACTTCAGCGTATTTAAGAAGAGTAGGCATGATGAACGCGACTATTCGATGGTTTCATTGGGTTGGCGATCTAAGATTGCTGGTACCCGAACCGATCACCTACATATTGATGATATCCAGTCAAGGGTGTCTCTGAACCTGACCGAACAGATGTTCGAGATTTTCCGGCAGGATTGGCTGACTCGTCCCGGTGAGAACGGAAGAACAACTATTAACGGCACCCGTGTCGGTGAGGATGACTTCTACGAGCGAGTCATGCTCCAAATCGATGAAGACATCCTCAAAGTCATCCGTTTCCCCGCAATCGTAAATAACGCTAATGATGAGCCGGAACCGCTGTGGCCGGAGATGTTCTCAATGGAACAGTTGGACCGCATCCGTCGCAAGGTCGGTGAGGAGGCGTGGTCCCGTAACTACATGCAGGAGCCGTCAAGTTCGCTTACGGCTACGTTTACTGACGACTCCATTAAGAAATGCTTGCATCCCCTACGATCCACCCTCCATGACCCACCCAAGGATTGCACAGTCTATATAGGATTGGATCCTGCTCTGGGCGGGAATAACTGCGTTATGGCAGCCACACCGCATGAAGACAAGTTGAAGATCCTGTTTCTGCGAGAAGACATCGGTTTAACTCGCAACGAACAGATTCTTGGCATTGTCGAAGACGCCATCCTTCGATGCAATAAGAACGGGGCAAGCGTCTCTGATGTAGTTATTGAGGCGATGGTCTTCCAGAAGGGCTTGTCAAGGGATCAGCGTCTTATTGAGATGACCGACCAGTACGGTTTCAGGGTACGAGAGCATCTGACTGGAATGAACAAGTATGACGAAACTATTGGGATCCCGTCGATGGCGTTGTCGTTTATGCGCGGTGAGATTGAGATTCCGTATGCGGATGATGCTCCGACGCGCCATCAGGCTGATGAACTGATTCGTCAGTTAAAATCATGGCGTCCGCTGATGCGTGGTACGCATCTTCGGCAGGACAGAGTTATGGCACTGTGGTTTATTTGGATTCTTTGGCGGCAGAGAAGGGCCGCATTCCAAGTGGATACTAGCCAATTTGATTATAAGGCACTACCTTATAGCAAGAGGCGTGTGGGAATCGGGGCGTACTAATGGCATTAACATTCGAAGAGATCGTCGGGATCGTCCGTCAGCGACAGGCCGGTCAAAGCGATCTTTTGGATCGCATGCAGGAAATCAAGGATCGATATAACGGTGATTATGTTATACCACTTCCGTCGATGGATGACGAGCCGATTCTTCCTCCACTTACTCCGGCATTGATTTCAGAAAATATCGATGCTATAGCACAGCGGGC